CCCGATATGGTACCGTATCTATAAGAATTCGTACAAGCTTATGGTACAGACAGAAAGTGGGGAACATTTGGTGTTGGGCCAGATGATCGCTCTTGAGGGCAATATCTTCGTTATGCCTTGTCACTTTTTGAGAGATATCAATGATAGATTACTCCAGAAAGTTTTCTTGAAATCAACACCTCTCATAATGAAGTCATGCGTACGAGCTGAGAAAGTAGTGCGTTTGACAGTTGGAGTATTCTTGGAAATGCAGAGATGGGAAGTACCAGATCGTGATCTTCTTTTTATTAAATTTTCACGTGGCTTTGAGTCCCACAAGAGAATTCTGGCATTCATTTCAAAGACCAAGGAGATCGATAATTCAGGTGGTTTTGATGTCAGGTTAGATACTGCTGGTGTTATTAATAACACTGGTGAGATGCTGCCTTTTAATGATCGGATTTCCTACATGACTAAGAATGAAGTTATTTCAGTTCCTACTATGGTGGGAACCCCGTCCAGTGGTGTGTTGCACAAGAGGTTGCTTCGCTATAGGGCGCGTACCAGAAACGGGGATTGTGGTGCTCCATTGTCACTTTTGAATGCGGACCCGCTCCAGTCTCGTGCTTTGGTTGGCCTTCATGTGGGCCATCAATATGAAACTGGCTTCAGTTTCGCCACTCCTCTTGATTATGAGATTTGTGTGGAAGCTATTGAGAGATTGAAGTCAGATCATGTTGAAGAGGCAACATTTGAGGAGAGCCGTGTCCCAGAAGGTATCGTTGTACAGGGTATTGAAAGTATTCCTTTCAAGGACAATGGGCAAATGGGTAGTTTTGATCCAGTTGCGGAAGTGAATATGGGTCTGTCTTTGCCAGTACGGTCCAATTTGCAGGAGACTGTTTTTGGTCGTAGTAGGGCTCTTGATGAGGAGATTAGCCTCATTAGGGGGGAGGAAGTCACTGAGACTCTTGTTCCTATGAAATTAGGTCCTTATAAGGAAGAAGGTGTGGTTGTTTATCCTATGGAAAGAGCACTTGCGCCTTTTAGTGGTCCTATTTTCATCCCCTCATCCCTGAAGTTCTCCCGCGCCGTTGGAATTGCCATGAGGAAATTTGGAGACGCCACCTTATATTATGTGGCTAAAAAGTTGACTTTTGAAGAAGCAGTTTGTGGTGTGCCAATGATGAGCCTTAATGGCTTAACCAGAGGCACTTCAGTAGGATGGCCCTTGAGCACACAGGGTATTCGTAACAAGCGTGACATTTTTGGAGAAGGGGAGCTGTTTGATTTAGAGCTCCCCCAAGCTATTAAGATCAGAGAGGATATTGAGGCTCTTGTTGAGGTTCTTGAGGCCGGTAAAAGGCCTTTCTTTGTGTGCAGAGATTTCCTTAAGGATGAGGTTAGGAAGAAAGGTAAGGATGCTAGGCTGATAGCTGGCACTGATTTACGATACTATATCCTTTGCCGTATGTATTTTGGATCTTTCGTGGGTGCCATGTTGAGGGCCCACTTGGAATCCGGGATGTATGTTGGCATTAACCCTTATACCGAATGGGAGTCTCTTTATTTGCACATTTTAAAACCTGATCCTTCTGGGAAACG